AGAACTGGCATAGATAAAGCCTTGACCGCCGGATATCTTGTCATCCGGATCAAACATGTCTTGGCTTGCGTATGTGTGATTGGTACAAACCAAACCCACATTATAACTACCAAACATGTTGACACAGTTACGAACCAGTGCTGTGAGTGCTTTGGGTTTACGGCCTAAGTCGCCCTTCATTTCACCTGCGTCAAATTGATTAACGTCTGTGGGTGTCAACAACATTCCCAGTGAGTCAATCACAAACATAACTTTAGGGCGTTCACCATCGGGCAGAGCTTTGTAGTCACTCATAAATGTTGAAATTGTTTTGGCAACGTCATCAATCATGGCCATACTTAATTTAAGCAGTTTGTCTGGACCAGTGTCAACCCCAAGTGCTTTGAGCCAGTCCTCATCTAATGCGTTCTCACTGTCAATCAACACCACAAAAATACCTTGCTCTTGTGCGTGTTTAACAATGTTACCTGAACAAATATAGCTTTTGCCTGCACCCGAGTCTCCAGCAAACACAGTGACTTTGCCCAACGGAATGCCACGGTTAAAGTCGCCAGAGATTAAGTAGTTTAGAGCATAGTTGCCTGTACTGATCCAATCTGTAGGATCATTGAAGCCAATGCTTAGGCCGTCAATGCTTTTTGTAATTTCCTTGCGGAACTTGCTTACGTCAAATGGTTTTCCCATAGTTGTTTCCTTTGTTAGTTAAATAATTGTACACGATATATTGTGTGTAATCAACCTTTGTTTTGCAGATTTACACTCTTCCCATCCAAATTCAAAGATTGTTGGCTCATAATGAAATACATTGCTGACCCAGATCAAACTGTTATCTGGAAATTTTGGTGTAGCAAATAAATCTATTATTTCAAAATTTACTTTGGTATTGTGCCATGCTGGCCAAAACTCTTTAGTGCCTTCTGGTGGTTGATAGATTCCATAAAAAGGTGGCTCGATATTAATAGTGTCCGGCAATTGTGATTGACTATGTAAAAACTTTTGATAGTCAATTTGTCGCTGACATTTGTCATATATGGTAATCGATTTGAATTTCTCTAATCCAAGATCTTTTAACAAGTTTACACTTTTCCAACCGCTTGCTAATCCATAGAAATGTTTGTAGTTGCCAGAGACAGTAGTTTCATCTTCGGTATTGTCAAGATAAACTAATTTCCTAGATTTTAACACAACCTTATATAAATTTTCAAGAATGTATAACTGCTTACTACCGGCAGCAAACGGAGGACGATGCAACATTACATAATCGTACTCAGTATCAAATTCAATCAAGTCCGGGTCATTTCTTGCATCCACTAGCGAATCAACCATTGGATACCTGTGTCGGAACTTAGTGGTAATGAACTGATTACTGTTGATAACTATGCCTTTGTTTTCTGTAATTTCAGAAATGCTATTCACAATTTCAACATCAGAGGCCCAACGTACTCCTACGTTTTTGGCATTAAAAAATACCTTGGCTTGTATAAATTTTAACAGGCCAGGATTTTTGTAACAGTCAATTATAAAAATTTTGTTCATAACTTGATTGTATTATGTTTGGTTTCAGTGTTGCATGTATAATCATATGCAACCTTACTTGATCAGAATTGTTTACCACAAGATGTTTGTTGCTAATATCAACCAAAAACGACGAACCTATAGTGAATGGAACTGTTCCGTAATCAAGAAATCTAAACTTACATCCTTCTGGTTGTGTTATTGCTATGTTAGTTTCAAAAAACATTGACCGTTCTCGATCTTGGTGTGGTAGTATGTATCCGCCTGGTTCCAACCACATAAATCTTATGCGGCCAGTTGACTCATTGATAATCCAGTGTTTGGTAATGAACTCTACTGTGTTAGGAAGCAAAGGTGCAATCTCAGTCCAGTTTTTAGGACCATCAGTAGCAGTGGTTGTTATAGCATTGTCACCATAGAGTGTTAGACTCTTCCATCCTTGGTTTGAATATTGTGCAAACTTATCTCCGTCTCTATGTAATACTGCTTGTGAATAAAGATTTTCAGCTTCTTGACTGATAGATTCAGTTGGTATATCTAAATTTAATTTGAGCCATGGCAACTGACTTGAATACTTGATCCAATCATCAGTTGGCACATACCTCAAAAAAGAATTTATCATTTTGTTCATTTACATTCCTAACTACTATTTTTCTTAGATCAGTTAAATTTGATTCCAAATCAATGACGTTGCCTAAACTCAATGTATGCCCAGCTACTGCAACACCGTGCTCTTTGCACCATGCTAGATACTCTGGAGGTGCTGTGCCACTGATGGGCCTACCTAATCTAAAATGTATCAATCCAGTTAATTTTTTATAGTCATTAGTATCCTGATCATCAGCATTATTATCAAAGTTACGAAATTTTTCCCAACTAGATCTTCCTAGGTTATCATGGCCAATCGATATGTTAGGCGTATCAAATCCAAGAACATCTGTACCAAAGACATTGTCAATTTGATACGGGTCTTGTGTGTAATTTTTAAAAGTATATCTGAAACTTGTTTCAACAACGTGTAGTAGCGTGTTTATATCTCTGAATTCGCTGTCTAAATTGCCTAGTTTTCTTAGTAACACCGGTATCATTGGATATTTGATACCAGTGAGTACCCATTGTCTATGCAATAGATTTAAATAATCTTGATCAAGCACGTCGCCGGTCCAGTTATCTATTTCAAAAGGAATCTTATTAGACTTGTTTGAAATAGTTTGAATACAGTGTGTTAACTTACTAACTGTATCCGAACTGAACTTTGATGCACTTAAACTAAAACTATTAGAATCTGTAGCATTGAGAGTTTCAACATAATAAGTTAACAAGTCAGGGGAAGTGGGAGAGAATTTAATTTCGTCTCCAGACTTTACCCAGACAAGTTTACCGATCATTACTTTGCTTGTCTAGCACGGATCATTGCCAAGATGTCTTGGGCATTGCCGCTAGCGGCAGCTGGTTTAGCAACAGGTGCTGTGGCAACTGCAACTTCGTCCTCATCATCAAATGGTGATGTGACCACTGGAGCCGGTGCAGGCGTTGCCTTGGCTACTGGTGCACTTGCAGCCACAATGTCGTCTTCGGTAACGCCACTGTTGCCACCTGCTGGTGCGTTAACACCTGCTGGACGGAAGTACTGTCCCCAACGATCTGTGTCATAAGGTTTGCCATCTACTGATGCTTCAAACATCTCTTTAATGACCTTCAACTCTACATCTGTTGGACGCTTGGGCAAGAATGTGCTCAAGTCAAACAAGCCGTGTGCTTCAATTGCGGCTTGCTCAGTTTCTGTCAGCGCAGATTCTTTACGTGCCCACTTTGAAGTGTTGTAGTCAGCGTATCCACCTTTTTGTGTTTTTGTGATACGGAAATCCAGGCCACGCAGGGCGTCTGTTGGCAATTCTTCCAATTCGGGATCCATCAACGCACCTTTGATAAGTGTGAACAATTGAGGACCAATGATGAATCGTCGAATAGGATTGTCCGGAGTCTTGTCGTCACCAATTGGGTTCTCACGCACAAAGCCTTGGAAAATGTATGAACGTTTTTTCCAGTACTTACGACCCATGTCTTCAAGGCTCTTGTCCTTGAACCAGGTGCGTACTTCTGCCAAGATTGGGCAAGCGTCGCCCCACATCTCAACACAGGGTACTTGTACCATAACCTGTTTAGAATCCATTTCTCCCTTGATGCCATTAAAAGGCAAACGAATCATTGCTCGTTCTTGCCAGAAGAATGTGTTTTTTGTATTACTATCAGGGAGGAAGCGTAATGTAGCCGATTGGCCTTCTTCCATGTTCCAGTGCGGGTAGATCGATTTGTCTCCGCCACCTTGCGAACCTTGTCCGCCTTTGTTGCCTTCTGCTGCCTGTAGTCGTGCTCTGATTTCTGATAATGATGCCATAGTGTTTCTCCTTGTTAAGTTGCCTATGTTATATGCCTATCTAAAAACTTAGATGTGTAGTTGCCTGTGCATACAAGTTGTATTGTATACGAATGTATTTAGCATCGCAATAGCAAACGGCAAGACTTTTGCCTTTCTTGGCAGCCATAAAAAAGCCCGACTGTGCCGGGCTCTTTGGAGTAGGATAAATTATTTTATCAAGGCTAGTGATTTGATTCTGGCCAGCAATGCGTCATCCGATTTGCTTTCATAGTAAGCGCCAGTGATAGCACTGTTGCTGTTCATAGGATCATCGTTGCCTTCGGCTACTCCTGCCTGTTGCTGTTGTTTTAGATTATCGTATGCTTTGTCTTGCTTTTTCTTTTGGAAATAGTTAACAGTTTTTTCAATGCCTTTGCCGACTGTGGCGCCAATTGCGGCTCCGCCAGCGGCTGCAAGAGTACCTGCCATTGGATGCGATGCCATTTGATTCAATGCATCAATATCAAATTCGGCTAACTGATCTTCGCCCATAACAGGAGCCATGCTGCCTGCCACAGTGCCCATTTCAGACATACTGCCGCATTCCATGAGTCCGTGCTCAGGACAGTACTCGCCCTCTGTGGTCATGTTGCATGAGCCTTCTTTTACTTCATGACTTTTATCTAATTGGTCAGCAAAGTGAGCCAGTGCTGGACTCTTGCCT